CATCGGCGGTCATGCCCTCTTTGTAAGCATCACCAAGCAACACATTGAGTTTCATATTGTTAATTTCCTCCTGCGTTTTTTTACCGTTGCTTCCCTGCAACGCTGCGAAATTTGTATCCCGGCTTCCCTGCCGGAATATGCAAAGGGTTATTTGCCCTCTGTTTCTGTTTCCGTGCTACCGACATTTATGTCGGGAACATCCTGTTTTGACTTTTCAATTTGCGGTTTCGGAGCTTTGCCATCCTCGCCCAACTTACCAGCGGCAATCAGGAAGGGCTTGCTCATTTCGTAAGCAGCCTGCGGGTCAGGGAACAGACCGGGCGTTGTGAACGCCAACTGCGGGTCAATGCTCTGACCGAGCATCTGTGCGAAAATCTGAACCTTGCTTTGCTGGTTGTCGTACTGACGGCGGGGCAGTTTAATGTTGATGTCGCTTGCCATCAGTTTAGAACCAACCGTGTCACGCAAGATTTTCAGCATTACAGACAGGCTTTGGCGTTCCGAGAACTTGAACATATTCTCGTACTGCTGCGCCCTCGCTTCTGTGTGATTCCAGCCGTTGCGGACAATAACTGCGCCCACGTTGTCAGATGTTGCATTTTCGCTGCCAGTAGCACTAGGCATAGCAGTCAGGCTGCGGTACACGTTCAACATAGAATCAAGCAAGGTCTGACTCTGCTGCTGGTCAAGCTCGTTTGCAATCTGTGAGACGGAAGCGGGCAGACCAGAAGTGGATTTCAGACACATTGCGCCCAGTTCTTTGACCTGCTTTAGAGCATTTTCGTCCACAAGGCAGTTCGTGAACACCATGATGGACTGAATGAACTGCGCCACACCGTCCAGACGGTTGCTTTCTAGGTCGTTGATGGCATCTAATACAGGGATAGCGGGCTCAAACAGACCCATGCGCTCCGGGTTGAGCTTATATTCGACCATCGGCAGCATTCCAAGAGAATGATTCTCCGATTTTGTGACCTTGCCGTTGTCGATTTCAAAGTACTGGTTTGGTGTATACACGCAAATCAGGTCGTTCAGGTCGTTCTGATAATTGCGTGGGATGTGCAGCACGTTGGCGATGGGCTTATGCCCAATGCCGGAGTTATAAATCACATACGCCATGTCGGGGTCGGGAACGTCCACCAGCAGGGGCGTTTCGTCCGGGTAGTTGCCGCCATACCCCTTGTCAGGAAGAACGATGCGGTATCCCTGCCCGCACTCCAACATCCACTGCCAGAGCCGCCGATCGAGCGCGTCCTTGCCCTCATACTGCAAGGCGTTGGACAGCCGGGCGATTTCCTCACCGTCACCTGTTGCCGTTTCAGACCGCACATAAGAGCAAGGCGTGCCGCTCATATAACCTGTGTAGAAGCCCACGCACTCGTTGGCGTGGTTCTCCACAATGCGGTTGGTGATTTCAGCGTGGTATTCCTTCGTGCGGTGGAGAACAGGCTGGCTACCCAAGTAGTAGTTGTGCAGAAAGCGAATCTCATTCTTGTTCAGCAGATGAATAGGCTCTGCCTTGCCCATGACAACTTTCAGCACATTCTCCCGATTGATTTCCGTCTCCGGCGTTTCAATCGGTCTACGTCCAGTCAGCGGATTATTCAAAAAGCCGCCAACGACCATCTGATACTCAGCCATGTGTTCCTCCTTTCCGGCAAAATAAAAAGCGCAGCAAGACAAACCTGTTAAGGTCTATCTCACTGCGCCAAAACTGCGCTTCAAAAGCTATTTACTTTTCCGGTGGATGGATGATTTTCACCCATCCTTCCCTTGTATCTCCTTCGATAACGCCCTTGCATCTGTCACACTTGAAATGGTATCGTCCGTCTACTTCGCCAAGATAGCGGTTGCAGCGGACGTTCTTATAGATTGGGTTTTGCCTGATACAAGGGCAACAGATTCTAACTAGCATGGGCGCTCCTTTCGTTGGATTTCTGGAAACAGGCTGTTGAGCACAGACCTGTTGGAAGCTACTGGGAAACTGTTCGCACTTCCAGCCGTGCTATTTTCCGCCCCGGAAAACCTTCACAGTCTTTCTGTTTGCCGGACAGGCAATGGTTCGGACTGCGATTCGGACGCGGAAGCCGGATTTGAACCAGCGACCTCTTGGTAACCAAGCGAGCTACCTGACTGCTCCACTCCGCGATAGAAACCCGGCTTGATTGGTTAACCGCTGCTCTTTGCAAAAGGAGAAAATTCAAAAAAGCCTTTTACATCGAGAGCCGGGAATAGCGGTGAGGTGTCAAAAGAGAAATCCCATGCAAAGCAAGAGGATGGTTGTGCTGCGTAGCGGGTTTGAACCGCTTCGTGTCAGTTGGGGGAGTACAAACAACGTTCCGTCCACTCGGAAACGCAACATATAATCCCCACGGCAGAGAAAGGCAGCTGTCGTGGGTGAGTAAGAAAGGAGGGTAATGCAACAAACTGACGAGTAAAAATGACTAAAACAACGTCAATGCAATACCTAGAGGAAGCTGCAAATCTTCCTAGTACTATTGTAAGCCATGTCAATAGGCAAATCAAATTTTAATGCCTACGCACCCGGCTATTTAGGGGAATTATTAAAATGGCCTCTTGACAGGCTCGATTTTACTGATTCCGTTATACAATTCATCGGCAAGCTGTGCCAGACTGTCCGGTGCATCATCGTGCGGAACTTTGCCAAGCTGCGTGAACATCGTCACCTGTTCCATGAACGCCTTGTACTCTTTCGACTGGTGCTTCTCGTCAAGGAAATAGAACCGTTTGATGTCCGGCGCATACTGGATGATTCTGGACAGCTTGCTTTGACCACTGGGCGCACGCTGGCTACGGACAGAGCAATGATAGCCCTGCTGTCGAAGCTGGCTGTCTACCACGTCACAGTATTCATCGCCGCCGTTGTTGGCTTCGCCGCGCACCACATTGATTTTGTGTTGGATGATTTTGCCCACGACTTCCGGTCTGGTCACGGTCTTATCGCCATTATTGAACACAAGGTCGGGGATGAACACGGCATCGCCGTACACATAAGCGATAGGGCAGGCGGTGAAGTCACCGCCGCCCCATGCAATGTCCATGACCATGAGCTTGCGATCAGGCTCACCGTCAGGCAAAACGCCGTTGAAATACCGCAGTTCATCGGAAGGGAACAACAGGCCTTCACGCACATAAGGTTTACCCATGTACTTTGCCCACCATGTTGCATCGTCAATGCTGGCTTTCATGTCGGCATAGTAGGCATCGTCAAATCCTACACCGTAGTCATAATTGAAATTGCTGTGTCCGTTCTCGTCCACAGCGGGAATCACCCGAAATCTGTACTTTGGATTGTCTGCATACTGGCTTTGGATGCGCCCCAGAGGGTCAAGCACGTTCCAGCGTGTGCCGACCATCAGCTCCAATGCGCCCTGCTTTTTACGGTCTTTTAGCTGGTTTAGGTAAGCATCGTACTTGTTGTTCAGACGTTCAACATTCAGGCTTTCCTCCAAGTCCTCAATCAGGTCATCGCTGTACAAAACGCCGCCCTCGCCGATTTCAACAGCACCAGTCAGAGTGCCGCCAATGGAGCGGCAAGTAAGGGTAGGGAAACGCTTTTTGCGGTTCAGGTCAACACTTTCATCCTTTGCACTCTTATCCACAAGCTGAACGTCAGGGAAGATTTTACCCCAGTTATAGGTAACGGGGTCAGTGATGATAGACAGCACTTCGCCGTAGAAGCCATTGGTCAGCTTGTCGGAATGTCCGCTCATAACCGATGCAACGTCCGGGCGGTTGCCCATAAGCCATGTGATGAAGAAAATGCACAGCGTACTTTTGCCCACGCGAGCCGGAAGACTGACCCCCAAGAAATCTATCCTCTTATAGAACAAGTCCTCTAGGTCATCTGCCAGCACTTTCAGCACTCTGCGTCTGGGCTGATAGAACTTCTTCTCTGGCGCACGATTCCATTCAAGGTAAATGCAATAGCTGTCGAACACATCATTTGCTTCAAACAGGTACGTCCGGCTGATAATGTCATAGACTTTTGCCACGTCCTCGCCTGTTTTCATCTTTCCCATCATGGTTGCACAGACAGAGCGCAGCTCGCCGGAGCATTTGTAGGCATCGAACCGCTTGTCTTGCGGCAGAGCGTCCCTCAAGTTCACCACCGCCTGAAACCAGTCCTCATAGACCTGTGCTTCGTTCGGATTCTGCTTTGCATACGCTTTGATGCTGTCGATAATGGCAATGCACTGTTTTGGCTGCATAAAAAATAGGCACCCCCTACCTGAAAATGTAAAGAGTGCCTACAACTGCACAAAAATCAAATATTCGGTTTTATAATGCTGTTTTCGGAAAATTATTTGCTAAAATTCGTTTTAACGGATGGAAGGTACGATTTATTTGACCTCTTCTGCAAGCTGGTTTAGCCTGCGCTTCAACTCGTCTGCATCGTAGTACAAAGCGTCTGCAATGGAATTGAGAATGTCGGGCTTGTCGGTGTAATCGCACAACGTTTCAATGAGCTTCAAGCTCTGTTCTGACAATTTTACGGGTTTCATGCTGTTTTCCCTTTCTCATTCGGTTTTATTCTAGGTTGCGAACAATGTCACTTCTATGCTTTCGCACGGTTTGCGTCATAATCAGCAAACATAGACGTTGCAATCTTCATGGCTTCTTCTATTGTAGGAGCCTTAACAAATGCCATGCATCCAAACATCACCCCGCTTGCGTTTGTTTTGCTATCTGTTGGAATGACATGGATTTTTTTGTTTTCTCGTTTGGCAATCCATGTAGGAATATTCCATGCTTCTTCTTTCGCCTTGCGTTCAGCTTCCATTTTTTCACGGACTTCCTTGAAAATGACATCAGCTTTCCGCTCTGCATCTTGCTTAGACCACGCATCGACATAAGCGAACCCGTGCCAGCGACCCATGATAACATTTTTCTCAACGTCATCTAAATGCTCTTCACAGCAATCTGCGCCACCATAGGCATAAACCGTATAAGTGAGTGGTTTTTCCGTCAACTCTTCGTTATCCTCGTATTCTTCAACATCAGCATCGTACATCTCTGCAATTTTCTCCGCACGTCTACGGCTCTCGGTCAGAGTAATGATGTGATAATCCTCGTATTCACCGCTTGTCACTGCGTAAAGTTTTCTAGCCATACTTTCACCTGTTCTGTTCAGCAATCCGATACCATGTCTGGCGGGTTAGATAAATCCGTGTTCCTTTGCGTAAGCCGTAATATGTGGGAAAATATCTAGCGGTGCGTTGCTATCAACTAACTTCTTTACGGTTTCTTCCATACCGATCTCAAGAATGTATTCTGTAACAGTAGCTGTCACGTTGTCCATGAAATTATTGATTGCCTCCGATTTACAATAACTATTCGCCATATCCATTCTCCTTTGGTGTTGTGTTCCCCCAAAAGAAATGATATAATACTCATGTACTATCATCCTGTTGAGGGATTGGTGGTTCTTGTTTGTAGCAGCGGCCTGTGGTGGGTCGCCGCTTTTTTATTTTTAGTTTTCCTTGTTTATTAGAAGAAAGAATGGTATACTATGGTTGCACCATTCTTTTTCCTGTTTTGATGAAGTTGGTGTACTCTTAGCGGCGGCTTGTGGTTGGGCTGCCGCTATTTTTATTTGCGTGTCTTTCGACACGCTCATACCAAGTAGATTTTCCAATACCAAGCTGCTTGCAACACTCTTTTACAGTGATTTCGCCTTTTTTCTGTTGTTTTAATAGGCTTTCAAACTGCTGCTCGTCAACTTGCTTTTCCCGTCTGCCGAAGCTACGGCCTGTTCTGGCTGACACTCGCTTGCCGTCAACAATTGGCATAGCAGCTATACCCTCTGCCTGACGCTGCTTGGTTTTCTTGCGCTCCTGTTCAGCTACTGCGCCCAAAACTTCAATAAGGATATTGTTCACCATTTCCAGCACCCATGTCTGATCTTGGAAGTCAATCAGCGTAGTTGGAATGTCAAGGATGCGAACAATCACGCCTTTTTCTTTGAACCACTGAAGTTCTCGCTTCATCTCGTCTTTGTCACGCCCGAATCGGTCAAATTCCTTAACAATGACCTCATCCCCAGCCTTGACAGTCTCTTTCAATCGTTTATACTGCGGACGGTCAAAGCTGCTACCTGTCATTTTATCACAAAATACATTCTCGTCCGGGATGTCGAACCGATCTCGTGCGATTTTAAGCTGTCTTGCAAGGCTTTGCTCCTTACTAGACACTCTAGCTAAGAAGTAACGCATTTTTTTCACCCATCACTTGATGTCAAACCCATTTTCGACTTTTGTCTCACGAGGGACTACCATAATCTTGTATCCCATAACCCTTAGTGTTTCATCCAGCTTGTTGACACTAATGTTTTTGTGCCTTAGACGTTCATTCAAGGTTTTAAGCGGAATGTCAAGCATATCACTTAACTTCGCTTGGTTCAATTCCTTCAATTTCAAAATTTCCTTTATCGCTTCACTTGCCGTCATTTTTCTTCGCCATCCTTTCTTGATTCTATTATATCAAGATATTTCTGGATGTCAAGATATTTCTGGACTTTCTTTGCTTGCGCTTATATTATATATAAATATACTCTAGTATGTATTTATACATACTAGAGTAGTATGAGGGCGTTTACTTAGTTAATCACAATCAGGTAGAAAATTTTCTATAATAAGGAGTGATTCTGCCAAACTTCATTTTCGTAAAACTTTGGGTCTTGACAAGCATATTTTCACGCTTTATACTTGTTCCAGCGAAAGCGAGGTGATAGGCTTGGCAAGACGAGCAGAAACCTCGGAACGTGATAAGCTGCGCATGATAAGCACTCGGCTCACAGAGAACCAGATCGCAAGCATGGAAAGCAGCGCAAAGGCATTGGGCATTTCAAAGGTCGATGTTATCCGCATGGGTATCGAGTGGGTAGCATCTTACGTTGAGAACATCAAGGCATAAAAAAAAAATAAGCTACCAGCCGCAACCACCACGAAGCCACTGATAGCTTATCCACATCACGAAACGAGAACCTGCAACCACCAAGGGGGCAGTCTCCCTTTTCGGAATCTATTATACCAAAAAGGGCTGCTCTCCGCAAGAGTTAGGAGAAAAAACATGAACTTTCCCACGACAACCGAAGAATTTCTGAAAACACTCGCCCACGGCAAAGAACCGACCAGCGAGGACATGGAGTACGCAGAAGCTCTGGGTAAGCTGTCCGAACTGAACTATCGGGCAGGGTACGAAGCGGGACGTAAAGAAAAGTAACATAATTTCGGCAATTCGTATGTATTATAAATTACACCGTAAAATCGTTTGAAATTATTTACTTCACAAGAAAAAGTGGTATAATATTATCACAAAGAAAGGAGGTGAGCGAACATGACTTTAACCAAGCACCGCAATGGCAAACAGGCCAATGTGAACATGGACACGGCAACGCTGGAAAAGGTGGATAACTACTGCCTGACACTGGACATTAGCCGTAGCCAGTTCATGCGTAAGGCCGCTGCCGAGTATCTGCAAAACCATCCGCTGCCCAATGAAAACGAAAAATGATACGCTCGCTAAAGTTTGCCGACCGCAGCGAACGTATCATGAACAACTCAGAGAGTATAGACCCTCTTTGGGTTATTATACCAAAGATGGCTTGCTCTCGCAAGACATAAGGATAAAATTTTATGAATAATAGCCTTGAAAACATCCGTATCTTCTCCGAAGATGTTATCCCTGTGTATGATACCGACACTGGCAAAAAGGTAGTGCTG